AAGAGTGATCGCTTCGTTTAGTTTCTGTTTTACTATCTGTTCTTGCATTTTGAAGTCCTACTCCTATAGCTCCTTTTTGACTATATATATTAAACAATTCTTTTAATTTTATAAAGGGATCTCTTTTTTTAGCTAATACTAATTCCCATGCTTCTGATTTTTGACCTATTTTTCCTAGGTACCATGCTATTTTTTGTATATCTTTTACTTTTAAATTTTGCATACGTTCACTATGAAGATCATTTGGATCCTCGGGATTTCCTTCGTTGTATTTTCTTAACTGAAAAGTTTCATCATTATTATTACCAGTAATATCTGCTCTATCGTGTATTATATCTATATCCACATCTCTCATTATATCTAAGCTATAAGCTATCTCACTGATCCACGCATCATTTTGACCATGTAGACTGATATGATCTAGAAGCATAAACCAATCTCTAGGAAAGATTGGAAATATCGCATAAGGGTGTCCAGTTTGTTCTCTTACTTTAAGCACTCTAAAATTGGATCTACGGTCCATGATTTTTCCATCCCAATTTTGAGTAGTCATTATCGCATCATCATTAAAGAACATTAGCCATTTACCTTTCGCATGAAGAGCTAAAGAATTATTATACCTATGAATATTTTCATATCCCATAGGTTTAAATGTAAGTACGACTTGATTTGGATAATTAGTTGTCTTTAAAAATTTTATAGTATCTATATCGTCATCGTCTATTGCAAATAAAAATTGAAGAGATTTAGGATCTTTTGCTTTTCTTATTAATGACTCTACTGATTTTTTTAAAGTTTCTACTCGCTTACGTGTAGGAAGTAGTATTGAAATATTGATCATGTATCTACCCTAGAGTTTATAAGCTCTAGGGTAAACAAAAAAGTTTATCTATTCTTCGTCAGTATCATCATTGTCCGAATCAAAATCATCTTGATCCTCGGATCCTGAATCAGTATCGGCGTTATACTTATCTTCTAAGTCGTTCAGAAGATCATCTATTTCAGCTTGTTTGTCTCTAATGCTTTCGATAATGTTTTCGAAAGATTTTTTCTTTTTAGCCATAGTAGCCTCTTTGTTTATGATTGAGACAGTCACTATACAAATAAATTTACAAAAGAAAAGAAAATTATTTTTTATTTATTTCGTAGAACATGTTGTCGCTATCTTCAGATATAAAATCTTTATTTTCGACATTCCAGTAAGAAGTTTGAACTTTATAGTCAGGCCAATGTGTTGCAGTAGTAAAGCTAGGCACGTTCCAAAGAATACGATTATTAGGCTGAATAGCATAATTACCGTTATCAAGTGCCAGAACATGTCCACACTTATGTTCTTGGGGTATTTCACTATGCTCAGTGTCGAGGATATTAGGCTCTGGATGAGCCCAATCAATCGTAAATAAATATTCACCAGCATAAAATTTTTTATCTACCCCAAGGTATTTACATTTTTGTCCAATTAGAAAATCAAAAGTATTAACACTAGGATAATAGCTAAATGAATTCCATAGTTCAAGATCAACGAGATTTTGATTCGGAACTCCACTGCATTCAAATCCTTTTTGAATAAAAGCAGAGATAGGTAGTCGCCAAAAGATTGCACCATTTGTAAGTAACGTATGAAATAGTACAGCCCTACCTGGTATGCTTGCAATACCAAAGACCACACAGTCTTCAGTTTCTCCTTTATTGTGTTTGAGATCATATAGATATTCCCTCCTTATTTGACAATAAATTGGCGGGATACTAGCATTTAAATAAGACATTGAACAGATAGTATCTTTTTACAAAATTTTTTTATACAAAATTTTTAAGAGGGTCTATTTTTGCAAAATTTTTTTTTACAAAATCTAATAAATAGTATCTTTTTGCAAAATTTTTTTTTACAAAATTTTTATATGGATACCGGTTATTCATCACCCTTTACTTACTCTTTAACTAGTAAGCCGTCAAAAAGATTTTAAACTTTATAGATTATTTTTCATTTAAACTTAATACGATTTTTATAGATCCTAGATCCTAGATTTATTTTTTCTTTTTATTTAATTCTTTAATTTAGAGTAATTAGCCGTTTATCATTTACGACAAGCATAAAAAAAGACTAGCGACTATTTCTAATCGCTAGTCTTTATAATAATAAATTAAATTATTATTTTAAGTTATTAACTAGATTTTCGAAATATTTATTATTTTCGATTATCTCATTACTAACTTTATTATTCTTAATAAATTCTTTATTAGAATTAATTAAATCTAAATAAAGATTTTTTTTAGATTTATCTAAATAAGAATTTAAATCGATTATTAAATTAACTTTTTTAAATCGATTATTTTTAGTAGTATCGTATTCTATATCTACTTTTCTATAATCGTTGTTAAAAGCGTCTTTAATAGTAGTTGATAATTTAGCTTTTTCGTAAATCGAAAAAGATTTAGTTTTTTCTCTTTTAGTATTTACTAATCTAAATAAAACTTTTTTAGATTCGTATTCTCTAAAAGATAAAGCTATTTTATTTTCTACTAGATTCTTTTTAGTAGTTTTTTCCATAGTCTATTTTTTTTCTCTCTTTCTATTAAGTATTAAAATTAATTAAATTAATTAATTTCTATTAACTTATCTGTTTATATTAATAAGTATTTTTTCTTAAAAGTATATAGTTAGGAGAAATAAATTTACTTTAACTTCGTTCTCGTTCCGTTCTTATTCGCCTATAAGTAGTATTTAACTAATTAAGAATAATAATAATATAATAAGTAATAAATAGATAAAATTTCTAAAAAAATATATCATAAATAAAATTTCTTTTTAAATTAATAATTAGTTTTAATTACTTTATTTATTTTAAAAAAATACTTTAAAATTTATTCTTTGTACTTTTAGCGTCTAATAAGTGAATAGAGCTTTTTTTATCTTTATTAATAATTTATTTTTATTTAATCATTATTAATAAATCCACGATCCACGATCAATAGTCAACCTTTATTATTATATTATCCTGATCCTTGATGATCCGTACTGAGCCCTTGCGTCATAGATCCTTTGTGATCACCCTTGATCAACTCGGCCCCTGATCCTTGCGGATCCGACAGGCTGGCTGCGGTTTGTTGTTGCGGATCAACGTCATCAACCTGATCACCGATGATCAAGCCGCCTGCATCATCAATCAACAACCCGTGATCAACACGGATCTGTGTCAAGTACTGAGTCAGATCATCCTCGGACATTGAATCAAGAGTGTTTGTTTTAATTTCTTTTTTCTCAACCAAGAACCCTAATAGCTGGGCCTTTAGTCTTATCGCATTGACCGCGGCTGAGTATTGACTATCTTTTAAAGCATCCTTGATCAACAAGTCAAGTCTTTCAACCTCTTTTGACACTGATTCGTTAGTCAAGCGCCTCACGTCCGTGCGCAGTCGGTCAATATACTGTATAATCTTATCCTTCTTTAAGTTGCGTGCAGCTTGAACGTGTGCTGATGTAGGACTATATCCAGCGTCAACAGCCGCTTCTCTCTTACCTTTTCCTGCTGCTATACCCTCACAGAACTTCTTTTCAAGATCCGATAAAGTAGCTTCGTTTGTTTGATTGATTAGGTCTAAACTTATCGCCATATTTATCCAATATAGCTATTTATTTTTGATTGTCTATTAGAGTTTTAAAAGTCTTTTTGACTATCGTATTTAATTTGTCCTATAGTAATTTCTATTTCTCTTACTTGTGTAATTTCTCCGCAATTGCCAGTCCACCAGTGAGCGAAATCTTCTGCTGTATCAAAATCTGTGTAAAAGGCATAAGCTAAGTAAGAACTTGTTTTTTCGTTAAAATGTAAATCGAAATTTCCTTCGTTAAGTATATATGCAAATGGGTCTTTCTTTAATTCATCTTTAAGCCAATTTCCATCTTTATTTACTACGATGTATGCTTTAAGTTTTTTATTATTTAAGTCCATTTTTTCTCTCTTTCTGTGTTAGTTAATAATTAAATAATAAATTATTAATAACATTATAAAACAATATAATTACGAATACGAAGGTGGGTATTTAGGAAAATATTCTGGTGTTCCTCTATAGTAATAGTTTGCTTCAAGACCTTGATCACAAGAAGTTATTTTTTTACCATATAATTTATTAAATAATGCACAAGCACGATTAGCTTTTCTAGGATCTTTAAACAAAGTTTTACCTTCTTTTACTCTTTCGCCTGCTGTAAAATACCAGCCACCTTCTTCTTGTCCTCCCTCTACTCTATCAATAGAATAGATAGCTACTTTCCAATAATTAGTAATTGTCATGTCTATATACCTGTGCATCTACACGTTGAATACTAACATCAACTTCTTTTCTTCTTTCACGATGTATTCTATCTACAACCTCCATAGCTTTATACCTAATAGCCGCATCGTCCATATTAGTTTCAGTATAATAAACAACTTTATTATCTTCAAAGATAACATAGCCATCAATAGTTCTATCTATGACATGACCTCTATATAGACCTATATTATAAGCTAATTTCATATTCATATTTTCTCTCCTTTTTAGTTTTAGTTTATAAAATAATAGTAATAAAAATATAACAATATTAAACAATATTAATTACTCATTATATCTTTTATTGCTTCTAAATCGGAACCATCATCACTTAAATCTTCTTTAGAAAAACCAAAACAAAAGACTTCTCTTGCTTGTCTTTTAATTTCTTCTTTAGGAACTTGATCATAAGGTTTATTATATATATCTTCAATCATATCTTTAAATGTAGTTTCTTTAGGCACTTTTAACCTCTTTTAAATTTTTAATTTTAATGATGTAGTTATTAAATTTAACTACATTAAAATTAGTATTATGTCTTTTACAGAAACCTTTTAATTGAAAAGCTAATTCTTCATAAGTATCTGTATCTCCAATTACTTGTGCTAAGTCTTCAAAGTGTTGTTTAGTTAAGCTCATTTTTTTCTTTTTCATATTCTTTTATTCTTGCAGGCACGACCACATTGTCATCGCAAGGTTTACAGCATTCTCCATCTTCTTTTACTGGATAAGGACTATTACCCCAACCAATAAATTTTTCGTTACAAATACAACAAATTTTAGCTTCAGTCATATTTTTTACTCCTTATAATAGATTGGCGTAATTGTTCATTACGCCAAATTCTATATTTTTCGTTGCTGCGAGAGAGAAAAAAAGCAACTAAAATTCCTGTAATTATTAATATACTAATTAGCATTATTAACCCACTAACTATTAGCATTTTGACTTTCTAAGAGTTTATAAATACCAGCATCTACTAGTTGTTTATAAGCTCCTTTTTTAGTTTTTTTTAGTCCTATAAAATATCTTGATAAAGTTCTTACTGTAGAACCTTTACTTGGACTACACATAATGTGACCAGTTTCAACTTCTGATTTAAGCATTTGTAAACACATAGCAATCTGAAAGTTAATTCTTTCTTCTTGATTGTTAAACGTTATCATTGTCATATATTCTCGCTTTCTTTTAATTTTATAATATTTAAAGTTTTAAACTATTAAACAATAAAATTATAATTAATGTACACTATGAATTTTAGATGCAAAAGCTTCTTCTAATATATTACTTTTAGCTAAAACCTCATCTATTTCAGGAAGAGATAATAGTAGTAAAATGTATCTAATTTCTTGACGTGTATAACCTTCTTTCTCTCTTAAAAATTCAAGTCTTTGACCAACTTCTTCTGGTAAATTAGGAGATTGTGGATTTTTTAAGTGTTGAGCATAAAGAAAAGCTACTCCTTTAAATATTCTCTCTGATAAATACTCAGGCATTTCAGCATATTTTTCTTTTTCGGTCATTTTACTTTTTCTCCTTTGTATAACATAAAGTCATCATAATGCTCATCATCAGGAAAAATAAATATTAATGAATTTTTCCAATCTTCATTATCTAAATCTTTATGTGGTTTTTCTAATTGTAACCAAATATCTTGTTTATCTCCTTTAATATCGTTATGGAGACATTTAACTCTTTGGTCTTCAATAGTAATATCATAATTATAAATACCATGATAATGTTTATCAATATAATAAACTTTTCCTACTTTGACATCTTTTACAGAAATTTTATCTACAAAAGAATAAGCACCTTTAATTTTTGCTACATTCATATTCTTCTTTCTAATTAAAAGATAGGCAAGTATCTAAAAAGTAACTTGCCTATCAAATAGACTACTTTATTAATTTAATTAATAAAATATCAAAATTATACAACTATTTTAAAGTATAAGTTGATTTAGGCGATTTAGCTGCAGAAGTTGCTTTATCTTTATCTTCTGTTGCTATAAAACCTCTTTCTCTATCCCAATCTAAATCGATTGTTTTACCACCAGCAATTAAAAAATCTCTGATAGTCATACCTGTTTTATATAGACCAAATCGTTTGTAACCAGCAGAACCTTCTCTTTTTGGATTCTTAGCTACAACAACTTGTATCTTACCATCTCTATCGTATTTGTATGTCCCTTTAAAATCTTTAGGGTCCATAACTTTTCTAGCTTTAGGTTTAGCTATAGTAGGTTTAGTTTCTACTTTAGCCGCAACTTTTGGCTTTTGTGCTATGTTTAACATAACTTTCTACCTTTCTTTTATTAGTTTAATTAAATCTAATATAAACAACCGATTATATTATAAAACAATAAAATATCCTAATTATCATTTCTACTATAGAGAAATATTAAATAATATATTAACACTTCAAAATTAGCCTTGCGAGCAGCCTCGGGAAGGTATTGGCTATATCTTTAAGTTAGATGACTAGAATCATTGGTATTAAAGGAAAGGTATTGGCGGTATTGGCTCTAAAAAGAGTGCCAATACCACTAGAATCATTGGTATT